AGATGCTACCAACGATTTCTCAAGATATTACTCTAATTTAGTCGATGATACAAGAGCTTACGACAGAGGATTGACATTAGACGAAATAGAAAACAATTATAACGCAGGTTTATCTGCACATACAAACAATTAATTATTATGAGAGGAAATGTATATATGTGTTTAGATAACACAACTTTTAATAAACTAATACCAACAGAGTTAGTAGCTACTTACGGAATACCTGAGTATGATGAAGAGGGTATTCAAAACGGTGTAATTCATCCAACGTTTAAAGAGCTTGGAGAGTACAATCGTAGAAAATTTGGTGCTAACCCAATGGTTAAAATCGGAAACGCTAAATTCTATATAATAGAACTCGAAGCAAGTTGGTTAGATGGAGAGCTTTCTGCTTTGCTTAAACTAGGAAAGAACAAAGCCTATCCGAAAAATTGCTTGATGACTCGATCCGAAGCGTCTAAGTTTATTCGAGATAATTCAAACGATGTAGATAACATCTAAAGCCCTATAACTAATGGATAGCGATTCAATCAAAAACATAGCGGTCAATGGTACGGCTATAGGGTTAAGTTTCACAGAGGTAGAAGCAGCGTTAAGGTTCGCTGCCCTACTCCTGGGTATCGCTTATACACTATTTAATTTCTATGTAGCGTACAAGAAAAACAAACGGTATGAGTAAATTAGTTGATATACTTGGTGGTAATGTAATTAAGTCGGTCGGGGAAATCCTAGACAACTTAAGTACATCTAAGGAAGAGAAGTTACTTGCTAAACAAGCGATGAAAGATTTGCTAGTTAAAGCTGAGTCAGACGCTCAAGAGCAAGTTAGTCGTAGGTGGGAAGCGGATATGAAAGCCGATAATTGGTTGTCTAAAAACATTCGACCTTTGGTGCTTATTTTTCTTACACTTATCTTAGTGTTACTTTCTTTTCTTGATGGAAACATAGGTAACTTTACTATAGACGATGCTTACAAGCCAATATATCAAACTCTTCTTATAACTGTTTACGCTGCTTACTTTGCAGGTAGGTCAATAGAAAAGATTAAAAGGTAAAAATGAAAGCGATACTCACTAGACTTGACGATGACGGTAAACAAACTTTAGGTCATTTAACGATGTTTAAGGGGCTTGAAAAAGTTTTTGAGTGTAAGACATTGGAACTGCCTTGGAAAGCTAATGAAACTAACGTGAGTTGTGTTCCTAAGGGTGTGTATAAAGTTTCTCACAGAACCTCAGATAAGTACAAAAAACATCTTATATTGCATAATGTTCGAAATCGAAGATACATACTTATTCATCAAGGAAACTATAATACCGACACAAGAGGGTGTATTCTTGTTGGCTCTAGCTTTGGACAGGTCAACGGGGATTCCTTATTGGATATTACTTCATCAAAGCGAACTCTCAATGAGTTACTGGAAGCAACCGAAGGAAACGGACTTGAATTAATTATAGTTTAACAGATGCCTACATTACCTAAAGGTCGAGGAAGAGTTAAGCCCGTAGACAAGAATAAGTCTTGGGGTGGTGACACTTCGTTTTATCGTCAAGCACCTTGGCGTAGACTTAGAGGTTGGTGGATAAATCAGAACCCTTTGTGCTTACATTGTGAAGAGGAAGGTAAAGTTGTACCTGCTGATGTAGTCGATCACATTAAACCAATCAAACAAGGAGGAGCTAAACTAAGCCATAACAACATACAATCGCTTTGTCACTCGTGCCACAACAAAAAGACTTATGAAGAAAACAATCCACAGGTTCAGGAGTAACTATGAAAAGGTTGTGTGCGGTAAACTTGACGAGCAGAATGTATCATTTGAGTATGAAACTGTTAATTTGCACTACGTGGTTTCCGAACAACGTAAATATACTCCTGACGTTATTTTACCGAATGGTATCATCTTAGAGTTAAAAGGTCGTTTTAGCACCGCAGATAGGAAGAAAATGCTGCTAGTTATAGCACAGCATCCCGACAAGGATATTCGTATGGTCTTTCAACGACACACAAACAAGTTGTTTAAAGGAAGTAAGACGACCTACTCTAAATGGTGCGATAAGAATAACATTAAGTGGGCTGATAAAGTAATTCCAATAGAATGGATAAACGAAAAAAAGAAATAACAAAATGGACGAAGAAGAAAAGAAACGCAACGAAGAGGTTGCTAGACAAACTTGGGATAGTTGGATAGTAGACTTAACCGACCAGGACCAACCCGAAACGTGTGGCATTGACGATGACGATTGCGAAGCGTGTGGATCGTAACAAAAGAGAAAAGGAGCTATTTAGCTCCCTTTTTTATATCCTCTAATTCTTGCATCAACTTCTCAAGGTAAACAGCCAAGTCCATCGCTTCTTCCTGAGCGTGTTTAAGCCAATCTAATGGCGTTAAATCGTCACGCTCCATCGTAGTACCATATTTCTTCTTACCTAACGCAGCACGTTGCGTAATCTTAGCACAAACTCTATATTCTATCTTGCTCATATTAATCTTAATTGTGCTTTATGCTGATTAATTCTTTTTAAACTCGCTTCGTAATACTCTTTATCTAATTCACAAGCAGTTAAGTCATATCCTAAATTATGACAAGCTATTGCTATACTACCTGAGCCTAAATGCGTATCGAGTATTTTATATCCTTCTTTAGCATAATTTATTAATAACCATTCATATAATTTAATAGGCTTCTGTGTAGGGTGAATTTTACCCTTATACCTGTTGTCATATCTAAAAAGTTTAGCAGGATATGTAAAAGAAGTCCAGGCTAATTCCCCTTTTGAATATGTTTCAAATGGTTGTACTTTATCCCAAAAAATTATACCTCTTGTTGGTGGCAAATCAAAATAGTTACCTCCCCAAATAACTTGGTTTTTCGATACTCTGAATAATTCTTTAAAATATTGTTCATTTGGTTTTATATCCCAATCATCAATGCTTCCATTAGTGTATGCTCTGTTTTTATATTTTTCAGAAACACCACCTTTTTGTCCACCACTTGCAATAATTCCATAAGGAGGGTCTACAATAGCTAAATCAAAATGGTTGTCCTCGTAACGAGCCATAAGCTCCATATTATCTTCGTTAGTTATCTTCATCTTTCCTTAATTATTTCGTAAAACTCAGGGTCTATAGCTTTAATCTTCTTTTGTATTAAGCTCCAGGCTCTAGCTACCGCCTTATCATCGCCTATGTCTAATCGACTACCTGTACCCGAGTTAGCTACGTTAGATGCGTTCTGCTTTAATAATCTTGCAATCTCTTCATTCATAACTTTTAGTTTTTAGTTTCAACAAATGTAAATAAAAAAAAGGGAATAACCAATTAAGATTAAACCCTTTTCTACCTAGAAACTAAAAACGCTATAATGATGAAAGAATAGCAGAATACTCAAATATAAAACAATTTTCCTTTATCATAGTCAAGAAACGTAACATATTTGTAAACAAATTTTCTTTTTGTAAAATCAGTAGTTTCAGGCATCGTTCGCCACATCCACTTATCTATTTTAATCTTGTTAAGGTTAAACACTAACGCCTTATCGTCACTAAAAAAGTTAAAGTAAAGACCTTGTGCGGACTTCTCGTTCTTGGTCCTACGTAAGATGCGTTCGTACTTGTGAGCTTCTAATAATAACCCCTCGGTGTACTTCTCCATCGCATAGTCCAAGGTAAAGTTACGTTGCTTCATCTCACAATAATACTTCTTATCGTTTCGCTTGTAAGTAAAGTCCCAAAACGATTTATCGCTATCCGTTGGTTTGTAGGTTACATCGTAACGATCCGCCCACCTGTCTAATACTTCGTATTCTTTTTTAGTCATCGCTATTGAGTTTATTTAGTATATTTAGTTCTTCCTTCAACTCAATCACCGCATTAGCCATCTCAAACTCGTTCGCCCTGGCTAAAACCGCTTCTCTTTTATAAGACATCATCATCGTATAAACCCAAGTAAATGCAACCGCACTATCCTCTAATACGCTTAACCTCTTTCTTAACGTTTCGGCTTGAGGATGATTAGCGTACTCAACGTATTGCTCTCTCATCTTAAGCACCTCGCCTTGGTGTGCTATAAAATTATCCATACTTTGAATTTCATCAACGTTAGGGTCTTGTTCTCGCAACAGGTTAATTGCTTTTATTGTTAATTCATCGGGCATAATAGTTAAAATACGTTGTTAGTTCTTACTTTATTATCTACCATAGCTATCGGATCAAACGGACTTCCGTTCTCGTTCAGATACCTAAATCTTCGAGTCGCATAATTATAATACAAAGCGATTGGACTTGTTTCAGGTGTAGGCACTCCGACCAACTTTTGAAACTTTACCTTTTGTATGTGAACCTCAGTTTGATTCCATTGCTCCGATTGTGGGTTACGATGAAACACTATAAAGTTATCCGCCCTGTTACCAAACATAGAACCAAACTCTACATCGCTCATATTCGGGGCAGGTCGAGTACCATCTTCGTTCCTTCTTCGGTTCGCTGCTGTACCAGGATGCACCACAAGGTAGAACATAACTTTATTCTTCTTAATAAACCTTCTAATGTTACTCAAAGCATCGTAATAGTATTCGTACTTAGATTGCTTCTCTGCTGCTTTTAAATCGTTAAGAGGGTCTAAGGATACACCATCAATGTGCGTCACTTGCATATAGTCTTGAAACGCTCCTAAAACATCCTCTACGGTTGGAGTTTCATCAAACGTAAGCACCGTGAAGTGTTCGTACGCCCAATTAATGGCGTTCATATATTCGACTTGATTTACTCTATCGTTAAAGTCTTTGTCGGCTGTCTTACCACAATACATCTCAGCTATATCTATCATTAGATCACCTACAGGCTCGTTCTCAGGACAATACATAAGCCACTTATATCCGTATAGCTTGGCTGACATTATCATAAGAAAAAGTTGTGAGGTTGTCTTACCTATATTAGCAAACCCAGTCATTATAGTAAGCTCTCCTTTACGAAAAGTGTAGTGAGGGTCTAGTGGAGATATTCCCGTAGTAAGCCCCTTAGAATAGCCCTTAGCGTATATCTTCTTACAATAGTCGTTAACCTCTTGTTTCGAGGTAATTCTATAAGAAGCCATTATCCCTTCATAGCTTTAAGTTGACCGCCTATGTAATCTGAATCAGGTTTACTTTGGTTCTTTCTAGCTAACCACCCTGAAGCTGCCATCTTCCAATCTTTCATTTTAGATTTACCAACATTCCAACCTTTAGATTCGTAGAAGTAGTAAAACTTTTCACCTTCGTTCTTTGTGCTACCTTTTAGTTTAAAGTAGGCTATCACTTCATCGGTGGAGCTAGGTTTATTCTTTTTAACTTGTGTTGTAGGTTCTTCTATCTTTAAAGCTACCTCGTTGTCACACCAAGTAATATTGTTTTGATTAAGTATATCTAGAATAGACTTGTGTACTCTATTGTTTTCGTTCAGCTTACCACCGTATTGGAACTCAATAAACTTAGTAAGATACCACTTACCATTATCAAGTTCTAATATCCTTTGCTTGTCGCTGTTAATTTCTTGTAGGAATAAATCTATATCGATCCTTGCACCTAATATAAGTTCGAACATTCTCTTATTAGGTTTAAATATACCTGCGTGATTACAATTATCGCAAATGTATATCCAAAATAGTTTGTGTGGATTTTTAATCTCTAAGAACCAATCCTCGTTCCATTTCTCTGTATCTGTAAATCTCTTAGCCATCATCATTTAATTTTTTAGTTTCTAGTTAAAAAAGAATAGAGGGTTGAATTAACAACCCCCTATGTAACCGTAATTAAAACGGTAAATCAGATGCTTTACTGAAACCATCATCCGCACCTACTGGCACAGCTTCGGCTACATCACCTTTTATAGTAAACACTTTCCACGCTTGTAGGTCAGTGTAAAATCTATCGTTGTACTCTCTTGACTCTACGTTGAAGCTAACCTCTACGTTTTGCCCTTGCTTGTTGAACTTCATAAAGTTGTCAACTTTATCTTCACCGAACACAGTAAACGCCACCGTTTTAGGGTAATCACCTTCTGTTTGGATAGCAAAAGTTAGCTTCTTCCAATTGTTTCCTGATTTAGCTGTTCCTTCTTGTACTTCACTAATCTTAGTAATCGTACCATTCATTTTTAATTCACTCATTTTAATAGAATTTTTGGTTGTTA